CGGTCGGAAAGCGGGTGGCCGAACTGTCTGCCGCGCCGATGACTGCCGACTCCACGGGGGGCAACCCATGACCAGCACGATCGAACGCCGCTACCTACTGACCGCCGACTACCCCGAGGCGATCACCGTCCAGACGCGGGACGGGGAGCCGCCCGTCATCGCCGGGATCTCGCCGCCGTGGGATTCGTGGTCCGTGGACCTCGGCGGCTTCCGCGAGAAGTTCGCGCCGACGGCCTTCGACGGCCTGGTCGACCGCAAGGCGAACGACCCGCGCGGCAAGCTCGACGTTCCGTTCCTCACCGACCACCTGTCGCACCTGATCACGGGCCGGACGACCAACGGCCGGCTGGAGATCCGGAAGGGGCTGAAGGGGCTGGAATACACCCACCGCCCGATCCAGACCACCCACGGCCGCGACCTCGTGCAGCTCGTCGAGGACCGCACGATCACCGGCGCGAGCTTCGCGTTCACGACCGCCCCCGACGGCGAGACCTGGACGGAGGACGAGAAGGGCAACGTCGTGCGGACGGTGTTCCGCGCGACCGGCCTGTACGACATCTCCGCCGTCACTTACCCGGCCTACCCGCAGAGCACCGCGGGCATCCGTTCGCTGCCGCTCTGGAAGAACGCCCGGAGCGTCCTGGCCCACCGGTCCGAGTCTCGCGGCCTCACGATCTCCCTCGACTTCGACGGCACGTTCACCGCGGCCCCCGGGCTGTGGCGGTCGTTCGTCGCCGATGCCCAGGCCCGCGGCAACCGGGTCGTGTGCATCACGCGACGCGCGGACAACGAGGAGAACCGGGCCGCCCTGCGGACCGCGTTCGGGGATCTTCACGACGAACTTGCCGGCGTGCTGCTCGTCGGGCCGGACCAGCGGAAGCGGTCGGCCGCAGCGGCCGCCGGCATTTCGGTCGACATCTGGGTCGACGACTACCCCGAGGGGATCGTCGAGCCCGCCCAGGCCGAGCCAGCCCGGGCCGCCCCGCGCGGCGTGAAGGTCTCGACGCTCGCCGGCGCCCGGGCCGCCGCGACGGCCGCCGCCGCCAAGATGCGGATCGCCCTCAGTTCCACGGAGGCCTCCCGATGATTTCCGACGCCCCTGTGACCGTCGCCGAGAACCTCGACGGCGGCCTGCTCGCCAAGATCAAAGCGTTCGTCGAGACGGCCAAGTCGGCCGCCGCCGACGGCCTCACGTGGGCTGAGTTCGGCGACCTTATGCTCGCCCTGCTGCGGCTGGTGATCGCGGGCCTCGACGTCGCCAACGGACTGACCGGTGCCGCGAAAAAGGACCTCGCCTTGATGGCGGTCGCGAGCCTGTTCGACGCCGTGGCCGATCGGGCGGTCCCGCCGCTCGCCTACCCGATCTGGGTCCTCGCCCGGCCCGCCGTGCGGGCGCTCGTGCTGGCGCTGGCGTCGGGGGCCGTGGAGCAAGTGCTGCCGCTCGTGAGGCGCTGACGATGCTCGACAACGTCCGGCTGCTCGTGGAGTGGGCGCCGCTGCTCGGCTACGGCCGGCGGCTGTCGGCCGCCACCGACGCCCGGCAGCGGGCCGAGGTGATCGCCGACGCCCTGGAGTGGCTCGCGAGCCGGACGGTCAATCGCCAAGACGACGAATTCGCCCGCCTGCTGGCGGCCGTGCTGAAGACCCAGGATGGTGCGGCCCTCGCGGGGTTCATCGCCGACAAGTTCGCCGCCATGGAGGAGACCCAGTGAACTACGTGACCGTTGCCCAGATCGTGATCGCCGTCGGCCTCGTCGGCTACGGCGTGGCCGTTGGCGTGCAGCAGTTCCGCGGCAGGCTCGGCCGGCGGACCCGGACGCGGGTGGACGACCTCCGCCTGGTGATCGACCTCGCGGCCCGGCTCCGGGACACGGGGCACACCGATGCCGTGGCCGTGTGCGAGCAGCTCACGCACGAGTTGCTGAAACCGGAGGCCAAGGCACCGTGAGGCCGTTCGCCTTCATCGCCGCCGGCGTGCTCCTGCTGACGCTGCCGCGCGTCGAGTGGGGCCGCGTCGCGCCGTCGGCGGCCGACGCCGCGGTCTACGTCTACGAGAAGGACGACGGCGGCGTGCCGCCGTTCGTAACCGTGGCGGTCAACCGGCTGAACCGCGAGCGGAAGGTGGTCGCCACGCTCCTCGAGGCCGACACGACCGACGGCGACGGCGGCGTGCCGGAGCAGTATCGCTCCGCCCTGGATGCGGCCCGCAAAGCGGGGCTACCGGCGGTCGTCGCCCTCGCGGGCCGGACGGTGATCCGGGTGACGCAGCGGCCGGGGAGTGAGGCCGCGGTGATGGAGGCCGTTCCGTGATCATCGACATCCACCACGGCGACTGCCGCGAAGTCATGGCGACGCTCGACGCCGAGAGCGTTGACGCCATCGTGAGCGATCCGCCCTACGGCCTATCGTTCATGGGCAAGGGCTGGGACCACGGCGTGCCGGGCGTGGAGTTCTGGACCGAAGCCCTCCGCGTGGCGAAGCCAGGAGCCCACCTGCTCGCGTTCGGCGGCACCCGCACCTATCACCGGCTCGCGTGCGCCATCGAGGACGCTGGCTGGGAGATTCGGGATTGCGTGATGTGGGTCTACGGCAGCGGCTTCCCGAAGTCGCACGACGTGAGCAAGGCAATCGACAAGGCGGCTGGGGCTGTTCGCCCTCGCGTTCCCGGCGGCCAAGACGGAAATAATGCCATTCTCGGCGCTCGCAAGAGCGGCGAGGCAATCAGCGGCGAGGCAATCAGCGGCGAGGCAATCCAGTGGTCCGGCTGGGGCACCGCCCTCAAGCCCGCATGGGAGCCGATCATCGTGGCCCGCAAGCCGCTCGTCGGCACCGTCGCAGAGAACGTGCTGACGCATGGCACGGGGGCGATCAACGTGGATGGGTGCAGGGTGCAATTCAAAGGCGATGGCGATGGGCAATGGAGTTCTACTGCGGCGAACGGCGCAAACGGGCAATGCAAAGGCAAGGGAAACGCTTTCGGATTTTATGGAGCCAACTCGGAGCCCAAAGACAATGTCCGATACGACAGTAGCGGCCGCTGGCCCGCGAACCTCATCCACGACGGCAGCGAGGAGGTGGTGGGGCTGTTTCCGGACACCAAGAGCGGAAAGCCTGGCGGCAGTTTGCGGCAAGCGAAAGGCATGGTGCTGCAAGGCGGCGGCAACGGAACTGAGCTGACTGGCTTCGGTGACTCCGGCTCTGCCGCCCGCTTCTTCTACTGCGCCAAGGCGAGCAAGGCGGATCGGGATGAGGGGTGCGAGGGGCTGGAGGAACGTTTGTCAATGCGATACGGCGAAAAGGCTCAAGGGCCGCTGCCGCAGCAGACGCCGAGCAAGCCGGTGCCTCAACGCAACCACCACCCCACCGTCAAGCCCACCGACCTCATGCGTTACCTCTGCCGCCTCGTCACGCCACCCGGCGGCGTTGTGCTTGACCCGTTCACGGGAAGCGGCTCCACGGGCAAGGCCGCGACCCTTGAGGGCTTCCGCTTCATCGGCATTGAACGCGAGGCGGAATACGTCGAGATCGCCAAGGCGAGGATCGCGGCGGCGTTCCAAAAGTCGGAGGCCGTCGCATGATCGACCCGAAGCTGATCGACGTCTTCCCGATCAACGGGCACGACGGCTACCCCGCCGAGCTGGCCGCGGAGGACACGCCCGACGCCCTCCGCGATGCCTGCGGCTCCGCCTCACGGGAGTTCCCGAAGGCCCTGTGGATCGAGCCGCGCGACTGGGTGGCGAAGGCCCGGGAGAACGACGCGGCCGGGGCGTGGGGGCTGAACTACATCGACCGGTTCACGAACCAAGACCCAACCCACGAATGTACGTGCCACTCCCTGCGGGTGAACGTCGAGGCCGCCCGCAACCGGGCGCGGGGCGTGAACTACGGCGGGCCGCGGAAGGACTACCGCTACCCAGAATCGCGCGAGTTCGGGGCCGTCTGGCTCTCGCCATTGAGCGTCTACGCCGAGGCCAACCCGCGGCAGTGGGGCGGCGCGAATGTCCGGGCGGTGCTGGAGATCGCCTGCCGTCGCGGGATGCTGCCCGAGACGGTGCAGCCCTACGACTACCAGTTCCGGCACGCGATCCACGGCACAACCGGCCGGGGCGGGTTCAATCAGGCCCGCGGCCCGTGGACGCCAGTCTCGCGGTTCCCGGCCGGGTGGGAGGAGACGGCCAAGTCGTTCCGGCCGCTCGAAGTGATCTTCCCGGAGAGCTACGAGCAGGCTGTGTGCCTCGTCCTCCACGGCATGGTCGTGAGCGTGGGCCGCAACGGGCACGCGGTGCCGTGGGCGCGGTGGATGCCCGACCAGCGGCTCCTGGCCTACCCAGACAGCTACGACGTCGTCCGCTACGACTCAGAGCGCACCGCGCGGTCGGCATGGCGGGGGTCTTTCGCCGTGGCGAGCGTGACCCTCCCCGATGACTGGAGCCGGCCCGCCGGGTGACCCATGCGATCCATCCTCCTCACGCTCCTCCTGGCCGCGACCGCCGCGGCCGCCCCCTGCGGCAACTGCCACGGCGACCGCGTCGTCGGCCCCGGCCCGGTGCGGTTCGCGTGCCCGGTGTGCGAGGGAAGCGGCGAGATTCCGGACCCGCCGCCAACTGTCAAGGAATCCTCCGGAGTTGCCGCACCCGACCATTTCGCGCAAGTGCGCAAAATGGCCGCCGCCCCCGGCCCCCGGCCCGCCGTCTGCCGGATCGAGTGCGGGGCCGGCCCGGCGAAGGACTGCGGGACCGGCGTGCTCGTCGAGGCCCGCGACGGCCGGGCTCGCGTGCTCACCGCCTGGCACGTGGTCCGCGACGGCCGGAACGCGATCACGCTCCGCTGGCCTGACGGCACAAGCGGCACGGCCCGCGTGGTGGCGTGGGATTCGGCCTGGGATCTGGCGGTCCTCTCGGCCGCGGCCCCCTCCGCCGCCCCGGTGCCGATCGCGGCCCGGCCCCCGGCCGTCGGCGACCGGCTGACGCTCGCCGGCTACGGGCCGGTGCCGTTCACCTACCGGGAGGCGAGCGGCGAGGTGACACAGTTCCTCGGTCCGACGGGCCGGCACCCCATGCACATGCTCGAGGTCCGGGCCGCCGCCCGGCAGGGCGACTCCGGCGGCCCGATCTTCAATGCCCGCGGCGAGGTGGTCGCGGTGCTGTGGGGATCGACCGGCGGGCTGACCGCCGGCAGCCACGTGACCGAGATCCGGCGGATGCTGGGCCAGCCGGTGGCGGCCGCCGTCTGCCGCGACGGGAGGTGCGACCGATGACCGACGCCGACTACGTCTGGGCCGAGCTCGGCCGCCATCCGATCCGCCGGGCGATGCTCGGCCGCGAGCGGTGCGACGAGATCGTCGCGACCGCCGCCGGCATGTCGCCCACGGGCCGGGCAGCTGCCGCCGCCGGCCACGACCGCGACGACATGCGGCGGCTCTGGGAAGGCCGCGTCCGCGACGAGTACGCCCAGCGGGCGGGCTTCGCGTTCATGACGATGCTCCTGTGGTGGGCCATCGGGGCCATCGTGCAGGCGCTGGTGAAGAAGTGGTGGGAGGAGCACACGTGAGTACCGAGACAATCGAAATCGTCCTGAGGTCCGCCCGCGAGTTCGGCTTCCCGATCCTCGTGCTGGCCGTGCTGCTGTGGCTTCTCCGCGAGGCCGCTCACGCCATGCACCGGACGGTCGTTATTCCCGTTGTCGACGCTCACTCGACCTTCCTGCGGCAGACGACCGCCACGCTGGAGGGCCTCGGCCGCACCCAAGAGCAGCAGGCCGACACGCTCCGCGAGTTGGCCGCAGGCCAGCGCGAGATTCAGTCGGCCATCGGGCGGCTCGCGTGACCGGTCGGCCGCGGTGAGATTTTTTCCAGGCGGCCTATAGGGCAAATCGGTGAGGGCTTCATAGGTTGCCGTTCGCGAGATCGACATCGACCACGCATCAACTCCAATCGAGGTAACCATGCCCAGCCCGAAGCTCCGCATCCTGACCGACGAGAGTGTCGCGGTCGAGAACGAGATCCACGCCCTCCGCGCGCTCGAGCCGAAGGACGACGCCGACCGCGAGAGCATCGAAGGCCGTCTGGCCGCCGCCCAGGAGCGGGCCGCCAAGATCGCCGCCGAGGCCAAGCGCGAGGGTGACCTCGACGCCGCGATCGCGTCGATGCAGGCGGTCCGCAGCTCGGACAAGTCTCGCGAGGACGTCGAGCGGCAGTTCCGCGCGGACGAGGAGTCCGAGACCCAGCCCGACATCCGGGCCGGCGTGCGGGCTTTCCGCTCCGTGAAGGTCGCCGAGGCCGTCGGCCGCCACCTGTGCGGTCTGGCCGGCCTCAGCAAGCGGGCCATGGGCGAGACGGTGGACGGCTTCGGCGACGACTACGTCGTGACCGAGCTTTACTCCGCGATCGTCAACCGGCTGCAGTACCAGTCTGTGGCGATGCAGCTCGCCTCGATCTTCCGGCCCCGCGGCCAGAAGATCACCCTTCCCAAGTCCGGCGACGTCACGTTCGGCTTTGCGGCCGAGAACGTGGCGTTCAGCGACCAGGACATCTCGACGACCGGTGCCGACCTGACCCTCTACGAGGGCGGTGCCTCGGTGCCGGTGTCGCGGGCTCTGCTCGAGGATTCGCCGGTCGACGTCGCCGGCCTGGTGGTCGACCGGTTCAGCCACGGGCTCGCCCGGTGGATGGACAACGTGGTCTTCGGCGGCAACACGGCCAACCCGGCGATCACCGGCCTCGCGGCCTCGGTGGTCTCGGGCAACACCGTGACGGTGGCGGCCAACGCCGCCACCACGGCTGCCAACCTCGCCGACGTCGTCGGCAAGGTGGACGAGGCCATCATGGGCACGGGCGCGTGGGTCTGCTCGAAGGCCGGCTACGTGGACCTCATGAAGATCTGGGCGGCCCAGCAGACCACGATGGTGGTCGGCGGCGGCCGCGTGGTGCCGACCATCTTCGGTGCCCCGGTCTACATCGTGAAGGGCCTGCCCTCCACGACGCTGGCCCTGTTCGGTGACTTCAGCATGTCGACCGCCATCGGCCTGAAGGACACCGGGCTGGAGATCAACGTGGCCCGCGAGTTGCTCGTCCGCAGCCGCCAGGTGCTCTACGTGGCCTCGACGCGGCTCGGCGTGAGCAATCACGGCCCCGAGTTCGTCGGTCGCCTCGCCAAGGCCTGAACCTTGTGACTGATTCCGGCGGGGGCCGGCACTTGCCAGCCCCCGCCGGCTCTGGTCGGTCCTCACGGAGGTCCACGTGGCCGAGCTGGTCCCCGTCCGTCTCACGTCCGAGTTCCGCGGCAATCCGGCCGGGGCTGTCATCCAGGCGACCCCCGGCCTCGCGGGCTTCCTGACGTCGACCGGCCGGGCCACGCCGGCCCCCGACGTCCCGGCGGCCCGCAGTTCCGATCGGTGCATCGAGCAGGCAGTGGTGAGGGGAGCCGGATCGTGATCGTCACACCGCCCGACAACATCGCCGTGATCGTCGCGCCGGTGGTCGAGCCGGTGTCCCTCTCCGACGCCAAGGCCCAGATCGGCCTCCTGCCCGAGCAGGACGAGCACAATCTCCTGATCGCCCAGAAGATCTCCACGGCCCGCCGGCTGATCGAGCAGCGGCTGGGGATCACGATGGTGGCGACGAAGCTCCGCGGCGTGTGGCGGCAGTGCCCGCGGGTCGTGAGCCTCCCGGCCC